CCACATAAGGCACAATTTTATCTGCGTCTTGATGGTTCTCTGCTAGACTATCGTTATAATCTAGCACCGATACTAATGATGCCTTGGCATCTGACATTTTCATTACGTTCATGTTTCACTCCTATTTATTATGAACTAAGTTAGGTACTACTATACTAGTTGATCACTACAAGTTGCACACTACAATGCTATGTGCGAGTTGATGATAAGCTGATGATAAGTTTTTAAAAAAAATAAAAAAATAACATCTAAAGCAAATCCACAAAGGGATGGAAAAGTTCAAGTGAACAATTCCATCCCCTAAAGGTTTTACTTTATGCGTCTAGTGGAGACCCATTTTCTCCCCATCCAGTTGCCACTAATCCAAATGGATTGTCTTGAAGATCAGCTTGTGCGTTTGGAATATCGTCAGAGGTCATATCGTCACCGACCAATTCGTCTAGAGCATCGGCAGTTTCATCCTGTGCAACAACTTCAGCATCTTTTTGCGCTTGCGCTTCAGCTTCAGCTTTTACCCTGATCTCCCTAGCGATTTTCTCAGCATCGTATAGGGTAACGAACTCAGCAAAATCATTAGCATCTAGACCACCTTTTACTCCATTGCCATCAGCTTTTGCTTCTCCAAAAATTTGCTTAATGATAGTCTCAGCTTTTGAAAGTGGTTTTTTAGGATTAAATACAGAGGTCAATTTTGCTTCAGAAAAAACCTCATAATCCTCATTCAAAATAGTTCTGACCTGATCAGGAGTAGCTTGAGTCGGTAGTGTGTTATCTTTACGCATTTTTCTAAATGCCCATTGAGTCTTCTCAGCTTTTCTCTTTGCATTGCCTTCGGTCATCCCGGCATCCTGTAAAGATGTTTTTAGAACTTTCATATCGCCAACTGAAATTTTATTTTTAGGGTAGGCATTGAAAACTGCTATGGTCTCGCAGTAGATACCAATATTGGCAAGATTTATGCCTGCCGTGGCATCTGCTCTATTTGAATCTTCTCTAGAGATATCCTTAAGGAAATCAGCAATATTGTCAGTAGTAGTTTTAGATATTGAGATATTTAATAATTTAGTCATTTAATCACTCCATTTATTTATATTAATTAATTTGTTATATAGTTATATATAGGTACTAAATCCGATATTTCAAGAGTAGTACAAAAAAAAAGTTGTATAAAAAAAGTTCAAGTGAACTTTTATTTGAGAGGTTTAAAAATGACAAAGTTAAGACTAGTAAAAGGCAAAAAGAAAACGCGGCTCCAACTGACTGCCAAGCAGTCTAAATTCCTAGACCTGATATTAGGAATAGGAGTAGAGAATGCTTACACTTATACAGCGGCATATAAAGAGTCGTATGACTGTAAAAAGATGAGTGATGCGAATATTAGGAAAGAAGCACATCTATTATTTCATAGCCCCAATTTTTCCCCATTTTATGAGGAGCGAAAACGACAACTAGAGGAGACTCGTTTGACGCAATCGCTCGGACGAAGAGACAAAATAATTACAGCACTCGAACAGGAGAGTCGAGATTTCGAAAACGGGAGTCCGACAAGCAGAGTCAGAGCATTAGAATTGTTAGGAAAGATCAGAGAGGTAAATCTATTTTCGAATAACCATGTAATAGAGGATGAATCTAAATCGTCAGAGCAAATTAAGAAAGAACTAGACGATAAGATACGATTACTGTTAGGAGATTAACCCCACCTACCCCCACCCCCCGATGACAAGCGACACGCTAGGCACGACATATGTATAGTATTCTGCATGAAAAATGATACAGATTTCCTAAAACGGTTCAAAGTCAATGAGTGGGTTATCTTTAGTGTGTTATTTTCGTATATTATGGAAAGGCTTGTAGAAGGCGATATAGAGGGTTTACTTGTATGGTGGTACTTTGTGTTGTATTTGGGTTCACTGCCCTCTGAGTGACGCTTATTTTTGGGCTATGAGGCTATCTAGCTTCTGTTCTAGTCTTACTAGGTGTTCAACCACTCTATCGATGTCATCTTTATGGTCGTTCTTGTGAACGTATTGTTCTCTGGTTTTATTGAGAAGTATCTGAACTCTTTTGAGTTCATCACTTTGGGATTTGATATACCACGCTATTGGTGCTATAACTAAAGTCAGTATAAAGTTCCACAGTACGGGTAGTGTGATTTCCATAATAGGTATACCGTAAAAGAGTTTTATAGTTTAGGTATACCGTTAAGAGGTATACCGTATTATAACGGTATACCGTAAAGGGAAAGGATGTAAAGAAAAAAATGGCGAAAAGAAAATCAGGTGCATTAAAGACTGCAAAGTTTCCCCCACCCAGTCCCTTCAGGAAGAATGAAGACATTGAAAAAGCTAATGTTGCTTTTGGTGATCTGGAGTTTGAGGCAGCCATACAAGATTATGTAAAAGATAGTCCAGTGGCACTACTTGCCCTAGAGGACATAAACAAAAAAGGTGGCATAAGTAAATTTATCAAAGCGTTGCAGAAAGGTGATAAAGACTACTTTTCCACCATAAGAGGGCAGTTCTTCCCAAAAGAGGGTGATAGGATAGAGTATAATGCTACCGATATACTTTCCTTTTTAAGGGATACACAAAAAGGAATACAGCCTCATCCAATATATGGAGAGTATCTTCCAACAAAAGAAAAAGTAAAGTCGGCAAATCTTGTTCAAAATGCCATACCTGTGATAGCACATGAGCTGTTTCACTATGGAACAAACGTTTTAAGAAAACAAGGTTACGATGTTCCAAAAATTTATGAAGGTCGTGATGAAAGTGATCCTATTGATCTCAAAAAAATGAGATCAGACATTCTTAATGAAGAGGCAATAATAGATCAACTAGAAAGATTTCAAAGAAGAAGATTGGGAATGCCAGAGGACATTAAGCCCGATTACGACAAAGCAGCAGAGGATATTAGGATAAGTATGAGAAAAGGAAAGGATAGATCGAAAGAAGACCTTTTAGGAAAATTTAAACGTTTTAGCGGATATGACAAAGAAGAAAATCCTTTTAGAAAAAGAGTAGAGGGATTTTTTGGAACTGATTTTTTTGTACAGGAAAGTCCAAAAGAGGCTTTAAATAGATTCGAAAGCATGGCTCTAGAAGAGCTTGAAAAAAGAAACTACGCTAGAACGAAAGAACCTATGAAAGATACAAGAGAAAAATCATTTCTGGAAAAACTATCGAGACTAAACCCTTTCAGAGAAGAGGATAGACCCATATACAGAGAAGGGGGCGTTGTTAATATGCTCAAGAAAATGAAATGAGTGAATACAGAAAGTATCACGCATCTAAAAAAATGAAGCAAGAACGAGCCTTGCGAAATAAAAACAGAAGGGCAGCCCTGAAGAAGGGAACAGTAAAAAAGGGTGACAAAAAACATATCGATCATCGTGATGGAAACCCAAGAAACAACAAGAAGACAAACCTAAGAGTTGTATCTGCTAGGCGAAACAGAAAAAAACAATGAACCTAGAGCTGAAAGATATCAAAGGTAAGCTATCCACCCTACCCACGGATCAGCAAAAAGAACTCTTAAAACTTTTAGAATCATACGAAGAAGCAAAAAAGAAAGAAGACTCCAAAACAGACTTCTTAACCTTCGTTAGAATGATGTGGTCATCCTTTGTTGGAGGACCCCACCATGAGATAATGGCTGAAGCCTTTGAGAAAGTTGCTCGTGGCGATCTAAAAAGATTAATAATCAATATGCCACCCCGTCATACCAAGTCAGAATTTGCATCGTTTTTGTTTCCTGCATGGTTCTTGGGGCAGTATCCAGATAAAAAGGTGATCCAAACAGCCCACACCGCAGAGTTGGCAGTGGGTTTTGGTAGAAAGGTGCGTAACCTCATACAGTCAGAGGACTATCAAAAAATTTTTAAGGGCATCGAACTATCAACAGACAGTAAAGCAGCAGGTAGATGGAACACAAACAAGCGTGGTGACTACTTTGCTATCGGTGTTGGTGGTGCTGTAACAGGTAAAGGTGCTGATATCCTTATAATAGATGACCCACATTCGGAACAGGAGGCTCAATTAGGGCAGTACAACCCCGATGTATACGATAAAGTATACGAATGGTACACATCAGGTCCAAGGCAGCGTCTACAGCCTGGAGGAGCGATCATACTTGTGATGACCAGATGGTCAAAAAGAGACCTGACAGGTCAATTATTGAAGGTTATGCAGGAAAGAGAGGGTGCAGACGACTGGGAACTCATACAATTACCTGCAATTATGCCCTCTGGTAACCCTTTGTGGGGTGAATTTTGGGCATTAGAGGAATTAGAGAGCCTAAAAGCAGAACTTCCAGTCGCAAAATGGAACGCACAGTACCAACAAGACCCCACATCGGAAGAAGGAGCGTTAATTAAGCGTGAATGGTGGAACGAATGGAACGAATCAGACCCACCACCCTGTGAATGCATCATACAATCGTGGGATACAGCGTTTTTAAAGACACAAAGAAGCGATTATAGTGCCTGTACCACATGGGGCGTGTTCTATCATCACCAAGATGTGGATCAAAACCGTCCTCACCTGATTCTTTTGGATGCATTTAAGGAAAAACTAGAGTTTCCAGAACTAAAAAGGGCTGCCTACGATAAATATTGGGAGTTCGAACCAGATCAGATGATTGTAGAAGCAAAAGCATCGGGTGCGCCTTTGGTATTTGAACTTCGACAGATGGGAATACCTGTTACAGAGTTCACACCCACTAGAGGAAACGATAAAATAGCAAGAGTCAACGCAGTTACAGACTTGTTTTCTAGTGGAAGTATATGGTACTATCCATCAAGATGGGCAGATGAGGTTATTGAAGAATGTGCCTCGTTTCCCACAGGTGAACATGACGACCTTGTAGATAGTACGACACAAGCCCTGCTAAGATTTCGTCAAGGGGGTTGGGTCAGAGCAGAAAGAGATGATTGGGATGACGAACCAAAATATAGAAGACCAGTGGAGTATTATTGATGACCATATCTAGAGCCAGTATGAAATCACAACTGGTTAGAGGTAAGAAGAAGTTCGTAAAGGCTAAAAAGAAAAAATATAAAAAGAAGAAAAAATAATGGCTGCCTTCTCCTCAGATGAACTTAAATACATGAAAGCTATAGCTGACTATAGAGCAAAGAAGATAAGCTATTCAGACTTCCTCGACATAACTCTAAAGCTGAGAGATATAAGAAGACACATAAAAGATAGCCACACTATGACAGGCAGAAAGTTTTCCCCTAGATATAAAAAGGGTGGCAGAATAAAAATGCGTGGGGGCGGTGCTGTCCAAAAACAATTGACATACAGGATTCGATAAACATAATAACCTTAGAGGAGTATTACTATGGCAGATGACAAAGATAAAAAACGAAAAGAAATTCGTGACAGGCTTAAAAAGTCTAGAGAAAGCGGTGGAATAGATAGAAGTATAAACAGATTAACCACTAGCTCTCCTGGTGGTAGTCCAAATAAAGATGGAACAGTTACAAGAACTAAGAAACTTAGAGAAAAATTTTCTACAAAAGAGGGAGTTCTTCCTAAGAAGAGAGTTGTTAAGAAAACAACAGTTAAAGCAGACCCTGCTAAAAAGACACCAAAGAAAGGTTCACCAAAAGGTCAGGCAGGAAAAGGCGCAAGTCCTTTGGCAGGAAAGCCAAGAAGTATAGCAGAGGCTAAAAGAAGAGGTGAAGTATACTTCTTTGATAGCAAGGGTGTTAAGAAGATAGCCGCTACTGCTGCAGATTTGAAAAGAACAGGTCTAACACTCAGACAGTACGCTAATAAGTTTGCTCCCAAAAAACAAACTAAGGCACACGCAGAATCATTAAAAGGTTTCGCCGCTACTAAAAAGAGGAAAGGTGGCTCAATTAAGAAAAAAGGTATGGCTGCAGGCGGTAGAATGAAGAAGAAGGGTATGGCTGCAGGTGGTCGAATGAAGAAAAAAGGAATGGCTCGTGGCGGCATGATGAAGAAGAAAGGCATGGCTAAAGGCGGTGTTATGAAAAAGAAAAACATGGCACGAGGAGGCATGATGAAAAAGAAAATGATGTCTGGTGGCGGTAAGCTAAAGATGGTCATGAAAGACGGTAAGAAGGTTCCTTTCTTTGCAGCTGACGGCAAGGGTAAAATGCGTGGCGGTGGCATGATGAAGAAGAAGGGTTATGCTATGGGCGGAGCCATGAAGAAAAAAGGCATGGCAAAAGGTGGAGCTATGAAGAAGAAGGGTATGAAGAAAGGTGGTAAGACCATGAAGATGAGAGGCGGAGGTCTAGCTACTAGAGGTACAAACTTCAGAATTAGATAATGGCTGTAGACAAAAACCTAGAACCCTTTGAGGTTGAGGAAGGGGGTAATCCCCAAGAATCAGAACTCAAAGTGGAAGTTGTGAATCCAGAAGCTGTATCTATAGAGACAGAGGATGGTGGTGTTGTTATTGGTTTTGATGATGGATCAAAGACTGATGACAGTGGAGTGGGTCACAACGACAACCTAGCAGAGCATATAGACGAGGCAGACTTAGATGAAATGGCATCGGACTTAATAGACGATTTTGAGTCTGACAGAACATCTAGAAAAGAATGGTCTAGGTCATATATGAAAGGTCTTGATCTTCTTGGAATGAAGATTGAAGAAAGAACACAGCCTTGGGAAGGTGCTTCTGGGGTTTTCCATCCTTTATTATCAGAAGCGGTTGTTCGGTTTCAAGCACAAGCAATGTCAGAAATATTCCCTGCATCAGGACCTGTGCGAACAAAAGTCGTAGGAAAACAAACAAAAGAAAAGAACGAACAATCCCAACGTGTTGAGCATGAAATGAATTATATGCTTACAGAGGAGATGACAGAGTATCGTGATGAAATGGAACAAATGCTATTCAGATTGCCTATGGCAGGATCAGCATTTAAGAAAGTGTATTATGATCCTATAATGGAAAGACCATGCTCTATGTTTGTTCCTGCTGAAGATTTTGTTGTGTCTTATGGGGCATCAGACCTTATGTCTTGCTCTCGTTACACGCATATAATGAAGAAAACACCCAATCAAATCAAAGAACTTATGGTAAATGGGTTTTACAGTGACATAGATTTGCCAGAACCTCATCAGGATCAATCTGAGATACAGGAAAAATATGATGAAATGGAAGGCAATGAGTCTGTGTATGAAGAAGATGATAGACACACAATATTAGAGATGCACGTTGATTTAGATATGCCAGAGCCTTTTGACGACAAAGATGGTTTGGCAAGACCTTATATTGTGACGATAGATAAATCATCAAAAACAATATTATCTATTAGAAAAAATTGGTATGAAAGCGATGAAAAGAAAACTAAAAGACAGCATTTTATTCATTATAGATATCTTCCTAGCCTTGGCTTTTATGGTACAGGACTTATTCATCTTATTGGTGG